GCGTCATGGCAGCAGCCATTGCGGTCATGCGTTTGGTTTCTACATCGTAGGCTTTGACCTCAGAGTCAAACCGCTTGATCTCCAAAGTCTGCGCTTCCATTGACTCTTGGACGTTTTGCAGCATTTCCTGCATCTGCTGCATCTCCTGCCCCATTGCCTGCATTTGCATATTGGCAGCTTGCAAGGCCGGGTCTTCATCGTCGCTCAACAGTTTGGGGTCAATGGTCTTAGCCAAGCGTTTAGCCAACTCATCTGCCCCAGGCCAATCCATTGCCTTGACAAACAAGTCGCCTGCAATCTGCATGAGCGCCGGGTTGCCTTGCAGCAGTTGGGCCATTTCTTCCCGTGTCTCTTGGCGTCTGGTGCTGTAGCTGGGGCCGGTGGTCACCACCACATCGTACTTGCCGACATTGGGGTTGTAGATTTTGTCAATCTCAATGCCCTCTTGATTGACGATCCGCTTGACCGGCATCTCTTGGGATGGGTCAATCTTTGCCATCTCAGTATCGCCATCCTCGCCAATGATTCGGGCAATACGCTGGGTGTCGTAGATTTTGGGAATCATGTCCAGCAGTTGCCGGGTCACATAGCGGATGGCACGGGCCAGGTTGTCAACATAGTGATAGGTTCCAACGTCACCCTCGCGCTGACGGGCTAGGATGGCCTTGCCGCTGCGCTCGTTACCGCCCATACCCAGGCTAGCGTTGTACTGCCCCGTGGCCGCTTTGATGTCCTCAGATGCCCCTGATTTGGCTTGTAAAAGGCCAGTTGAGGCCATCGGCGGCTGGGCGCGTTGGGGCAGTGGCAGCGTAGCGCCAGCACCATCAGTCACATCTGGGTTGACCTCAAGGTAGGGCCAGTTGGTGGTGTTGGCAGTCTTCCACTGAGTCTCGTACCCCTCAAACTGCCCACCGTAGCCAATGAACGGGGCTTTGGGCGCCAGGGCCAGCATCTCAGCTTCTTGGCTCACCCAATAGTTGTACATCCGCTGGGCGTCCTTGGCGTTTCGCACCAGACCCGAGACATAAATCTGCCCGTTGACCTCAAACTCATTGCCCACCACCCGCACAATGGGGATGTACTTACCAGCCCAATCGCGCTTTTCCAGCACCTCGTAGCCGTTGGTCTTGACCCAGCAAACCTTTTCCCGCTGCGAAATCCGAGTCTTCAGCGGTTTGCCGTAAAGCATCTTGAGTTGCTTGTCATCAGGCGTGTTGTTAAACGCCGTGATGTTGTTGGGGTACAGGTTGAGTGTCTCGGCTTTGTATTCCCGGTAGAAGTACTCCGCAATCCGCACTGTCTCATCCCGCAGCCACTGTTGGAGGTCTTGGTCGCCCAAGCCCAGCGACAGCAGGCTACTAATAGGCGCAGCGTCTGGGTACAGGCGCTCGTACTCGTCTTTTGGCACATCGTCTGTGACAAAACACCACCGGGCATCCGCACCGCATGGGTCTTGGATAGCAGGATCCATGTAGACCGAGAATGAGTTGCGAATCCGCCCAATCTTCAGTTCCTGGTCAAAACTGTTCTCGTCGCAGTACTCAGTTAGTACGCGAATGTAGCCTTCGCCATAGGTAACCTGGTTCTCGCAGGCAGTCGCGTAGGCAATGTCAGCGTCACTGATGTACTCAATGTGCCGCACGATACCGTTGAATATCTCCGCCATCTCGGGGTCAGCAACGTCATCCGCAGGTATAACTTTGCCGCTAGGCTTGTTGTACCGCTGGTCGTTGGTGACTTGCCGAACGTGCTGCGGCAACTTGTTAATAGTCAGGCAGGGACGGGCGTTGATCGTCTGCCCTTGGACGGCCCCGCGAGTCGCCAGTACATCAGCAGGCCATTGCCACTGGTTGTCTGGACTACCCGCCATGAACCGCAAGTCATCAAGTTCATTGCCCCGGCTTTCACTGTAAGCATCCACCGCCATTGTCATGCGCGAACGCATGGTGGAGAGCATATCGCTGTACTCTACATCGTCGCCCCCACCAACATCGGCAACCTTGCCAACCTTGTTAATGCCGGTGTAGTCAGCCATTATTTTGCTTTCTTGGCTGCGTTCTTAACAGCATAAGCTATTGCCACGGCCTGTTTGACAGGTTTGCCTGCCTTGACCTCGGCCTTGATATTGGCCTTGAAAGCCGCAGGCGTAGGTGACTTTTTGAGTGGCATTATTTCTTCTTCGCCGTCTTGGCAGAATTTACAAAGTCTTGCTTGCTAGGCGCTGCCTTGCTGCCGACTTTGTTCATCTTCTCGCCAGAGCCAGCCTTGATACGGGCTTGTTTGGCGTTGATGTTGGCATAGAGTCCGGGTTTAGCTGATTTCATATTAGCACTTCCATCGTTTAAGGGCTGCTTTGGCGCGTTCGCCATCCTTGGCGTTGGCCGCTACTGCGCCCATTCTTGCACAAAATGAATCCTTGCGGCCCTGATCGGCCTTGGTCTTGGGGTTAGGCGCAGGAGCCTTCAAGTTAGAGCCAGTGGCTGCATTGTAGACAGCACGGCCCTTGGCAGTCAAACCAGCGCCTTTGGACGTTGGCAGCTTCTCGCCGCGCCCAACTGATAGAGATACGCTTTTCTTCATGATCCCATCCATCCAGTTGACACCGCCGAGTGATCCGAGTACCTGCGCGGCGCGGCTTCACGGTACTCCCGATGCGCCACAGGGAAAGCAAACGTCACGCATATCGCATCCGCAGCGTCTGGACTAGCTAAACCCCGTGCTTTCATCTCTTTCTTGCTCTCCAAGAAGATCGTACCCCGTGAGTCAGGCTTCATCAGGGGACTAATTAGGTCTGTTTTAAGAAACCTATCCTGCGGAATACTAGCAGATTTCAACCACGCTTTCATATCCCCCCACATCTGCGCTCTCATATTTCCATACATTATCGGGTTTTTTGACTTGTTTCCAAAGTTCACCCCCTTGATCTTGTACCGCTGCTCCTTGAGCCTATCCACAATCCCCGCCCCCAACCCACCCTCATCAATCACCACCATCGCAGGCTTGTACTCCTCCATCGCCTCAATGATATGCCCCACTACCGTCATGGTGTCATCGCCTCTATACTTCTTTATAGACACAATATCCCGCCCCTGCCGCACCGCAATGACCGTTGCATCCGCGCCAAACCGCGCAGGATCCACACCAATGATGATTGGGGCTGAGTTGTCCTTGTACTTAGGCCGCTTCATCGCCTCATCCACCACATCTGACGGTATAAACTGGTCATCCCCCGCCCGTGGGAACTCACCATACACCTCAACGTGCGCCTGGGCGCTGTCCGGCCCGTACTCATCAATAATTCGCCCATAAACCGCTTTGTCCGTCCCTTCAACCGTCCGAGCATCCACCACCTTAGTTACCCAAAAGTCCCTCTTTGAGTGAAAAGTCTCGTAAAAGTACCCCGTGTTGCGCCGTGGGTTGCTAAACGCCAGCCAGAAACGATTTGGCGTGTTTTCCGTGAAGAATCCACCAGTCACAGACCAGATCGAATCGTCAATACCAGACGCCTCATCAAAAATTACCAGCACACCGTCGAAATTATGCACACCAGCATAGGCATCCGGGTTCTCCGCCGACCATAGCCTGCCTTCCACACCCCAATACCTCGTACCCTTCTTTAAATCCTGCTCCACCAGGTCAGTCAACCATTTAGCCGGGGCTACTCGGGTGGCACTAACTTCAAACCAGTGGCTGTTCAACCCCATAGCCAGCCACTTGGTTATCTCTGCCCAGGTGATTGAACGCAGTTGGTTCTCCGAGTTGGCCGAAATGATGGTTGTGCTGCCAATCCTTGTTGACGCCATCCATATAGTCAGCCATGACACTAATGCTGACTTGCCAATACCCCGACCAGAAGATATTGCTTCTTGCAATACAGAGTAGTCTACTTTGCCATTATTCTTTGCAATATGCTCAGTAATATCTTGCAATACTTCCCTCTGCCATTTTCTTGGGCCAGAGAAATACTCCAATGGAGTACCCTTAACTCCCCAAGGAAACAAATACTTAACAAAAGCCAGAGGATTATCTTTGAGCGCAGGACTCCAAAGTACCGCCATTAACTCTTGTTCATCTTCTGGTTTATATATTGTGGTTTGCATGGTGTGAGTATGTTAATAAAAAATGGCAACGGAGAGAATATATATTAAAAAAATAAAAAATGTTCACGAGCCATCCGTAGCCGTGACCGTTGGCGCTCGGCCCTGCCACCCCCCCAGTAAGCACTAACTAACATCCTGGTTAGTAAGCACTAACTAACATCATCCTCACCTTGCACAGCTTGCACAGGCGATGCACTGATGCGCGGTGTAACGTCCACAACGTCAACCAGACGCGCCTGGGCGGCCTGCAGGGCACCGCTGATGCTGATGCGGGTATCACTCACTTGAACGTCTAGGCGATCGCCATAGATTTTTGGTGCCAGCTTACTGAGAAACCATTTGCGGGTATCAACCTGTAGCTGGCGCTGCCGAACTAGGGCATTGTCCGTGGCTCCGTTATCCAGTACAGGCACGGGCGCATCCGCCAGTTCTAAGATTTCATCCGCCATTTTGTCTAGAAGGGCTTGTCTAGCGCGAGCGTACTGTTTCGCTAGTTCGGGGTCGGCGTCAACCGCCCGAAGGAACCTAGCGGGGTCTAGGCCCGTTCTAAGGCATGCCTTGCGAAGTGACAACCCTTCAGACACCATTAGGTCAACCGCCAAGTTAGACAGTTCTGCCCTTTGATCTGTTACACCATACATGTTAGTAACTCCTAACTTAATTTACTGACCCCATAGTCAGCAATGGGTGCATTTTAACCATGCACCGCTTTACACAATGCACATATCCTAAGGATATATGTGCAAAATGTGTAAGAAACGCGCTGTTTTGCCCCATTCTTACACAATGCACAATGTATAAATTGTGTAAGAAATGTAAGGGTAAACACCTAGTAAATAGTGTAATAAAGTCTATTGCATAGTGCTCTGTTGCACTAGAATCTGTTACATGGTGAAGCAATAGTGCAGCACCTGAACTAAGGATAGACATGGAGAACAAAACGGTAGCATGGTCCACAATGCTAAGTGATGCAGTCACTCAACCCGGCATCATCAGCAGTGCATACAGTGCATTCCACAATTACAGCATGGGAAACCAGCTACTGGCATGGTCCCAACTTACAGCCCGTAACATGGGGCTTTCACCCCTGGCAACTTATAAACGATGGTCAGAACTTGGGCGACAAGTTAAAAAAGGCGAAAAAGCCATTGCTCTGGTTATGCCAGTTACTATCAACAAAAAAGATGGTGCAGGCGAAAAAACGGGTGAATGCTTCCAATGGTTCACCCTTAAAAATAATTGGTTTTCCCTTGATCAGACCGAAGGGGCGGAATTTGCCAATGAAACCATTACACCAGCATGGAATGCTGATAAAGCACTTCAAACCCTTGATATCACATTGATTCGGTTTGATTCTGCATCTGGTAACTGCCAGGGTTATGCCACTGGCAAAAATATCGCTATTAACCCGGTAGCAGCACTGCCCCATAAAACCCGGTTCCATGAGTTAGCCCATGTTGTTCTAGGTCATACCCTTGAAAGCACAATGTCTGATGATGATAGAACCCCTAAAGACATACGCGAAGTAGAAGCTGAGTCGGTAGCTTATATATTGTGCTCTGTGCTTGATTTGCCAGGATTGATTGAATCAAGGGGCTATATTCAAAATTGGTTAGATGGTGCTGAGATCAGCGATAAGTCAGCACAGCGCATATTCGGTGCAGCCGATAAGATTCTTAAGGCCGGAGCGTAATTAACCTAATGCCTCACGTGTGGGGCATTGTGGCAATTATGCCGGTCAACCTAGGAATATCATGGAACACGCAACAATTGAAACCACCACCACCATTGACAATGATCTAATGATCATGCCAGGCCATTTGGCTGCTATTGCCATGTTTGCAGCTAAAAAAGATATCCGCCATTATCTAATGGGGGTTTGCATTGACACCGGACCTGCTGGCGCGTTTTTAGTGGCGACTTGCGGCCATGCTATGGCAGTGCACCAGATCGACAATGTGGCGCGACCTGCTGGTCAATTTATTATGCCACTGGTGCCACTTGCCAGCATGATCAAGGCAAACAGGCGCGTCGGTATCAAGCTAACTCTGCCTGCTGGTTTTGCAGGTAAGTATGACAACAATGCTCGCGTCAAACGTCAAGTAACGCTCGAATCACTCAAAGGTGAAATTGCCATAGTGCCCGAAATGGACGGCATTTTCCCAGACTGGCGTAGAGTTGCACGTTATGACGATGCACCATATCCGCAGCAGGTATTTTTTAACCCTCACTACTTGGTCCGAGTTGCCGATGCTGCTGATCTGATTAGTGAGCGCAAATTCTCAGTCCAAGTTCGCCCAGGTGGCACTGGTGTAGGTTTTGCCACTTTGGACCATGAGGGGAAGACGGTGGCTTATGTTATGCCGATCAGGGGCACCATTGACGATCTGCCCAGCAAACCCACAATGACTTATTGATCAAATAACCCCCTAACCCTTACCCTGTAAGGGTTTATAGCTATCATTTTAGGAGTTAACGACATGAAATATCAAATAGTCTTTGTTGAAATCTATGGACATATCGAAAAATGCAAGTTACTTGCGAGACATGGAAAATATGTAATGGATGTTGAAAGACTGTCCGATGGAAAATGTTTCCGGGTGAATGCAGCATGAAAAAACTACTCTGGACCCTGATACAAGGACTTATCGGCGCTGCCGTATGGGGTCTACCCTTTGCTTACTATTTTTGGAGTATGAAACCATGAGTTGCTATTCTGTATTTGACCAAAAAACCAATAAGCAAATTCGGGTATTTCATTACGATATTTTGGTTTCAGATGATTGGAAACGCGCAAAGCGTTTGGCGTTTGACATGGCACAAGGTATGCACAAGGGAGGGTATCCCTGCACTGTGGAGCAATTCCATATGTCTAGCATTGTGGGCAAACAGATTTTTAACACCAATGAGGCGACAGTATGAAAACCTTATCCTGGCCGCACCTACGCGCCCTGGGGCGCACCGACAACGGAAATAGATGGTATCCCCGCGAGGATATCGCGCCCTACTTTGCGCCCCTACGCGCACCCTCTCGCGCATGGCCGAATAGCTATGCGAAAGCCGCGCAGACCCTTAAATTCGCGAAGTGGCTACGCGATAACCGTCCGGCTCTGGCCGATCAATTGGGAGTTGAAGCATGACCGACTATGACGATTGGCGCGACGATGCGCGTGACCAGGCTCGCCTAATGGCCGATGATGGCCCTGATGACTCAGAGCCAGGCATATGCCCTGCCTGCAATGGCTCGGGAGAGGGCCAACATGAGGGCACCACCTGCTACCACTGTAAAGGGGAAGGGGAATGTTAGACCACGACATTACCGACAAAATCCACCACCTGATGCACCTGTACGCATGGTGCCACCAAGAGGCAATGGAGTACCTGTATTACGAACCGCATGACCCGGTAGACTGGCTCGGCACCCGGTGGGAGGGAGAATGCTCTTAGCCGCCCTATTTGCCGCCCTGCTGGCGCTACTGCTGAACCTGTAACGATACTTGAAACGATACCAAGCCCGACTAACCCTCGGGCTTTGTCGTTTCTATCTGGCGCTTCGCGTCCTCAAAGCCATGCCCCACAATAACCTTGTGACCGATACCCTCTAGGTACGCGATCCAGTCCCTTTGTACTGGCGACACTACGCCGCTCTTGATTCTTTTGAATTCAATCCAGCATAGCCAAGCGGGGATAAAAATATCTGGTACGCCAGGGGCTTGGCCGGTGGCCTTCATTTTTGCAGCTACTGCAATGTGACGATGTCCGCCGTTTGGAATAGACATAATCCTAGTTTCTGGATATGTACGCTTGAACCATTGAACAAACAACATTTGCTCATGGTCTTCACTTGGTACTTTTTCGGTCATAATAAAAACCCTTTTTGTTGCATAAAGTCGATGGGGTGTTTGGCGTGTTTTTTATGATTACACGTTGCGCGAAGCAACTGTATGTTGTCATCAGTGTTTGACCCGCCAAGCGCCAACGGAACAATGTGATCCAAATGATAATTTTTACCCAAATGTTTTTTACAGCAAGGACATTTACCGCGCTGAAGTTTGAATAACTTTGTGGATAAGTTTTTTGACAGAGTGCCGCCGTTAGCGCGTTTACGGGCGCGGCGATTTTGTCCATTGATTCTATGGGCTTCAGGATTGGCTTTATGCCATGCCGCATCAATAGCTTTTTTACGCTCTGGATTAGCTTTTCTCCAAGCGGCATTAGCTGCGTTACATTGCTTGGGATTCGAAGCGTACCGTAAAGCACTAATTGCCTTAATTTTCTCAGCGTTGGTTAAGTAATATTCCGCTTTTTTTGCTTTTAATTTTTCTGAATTAACTGACTGATAAACTGCGCGGGTTGCCCTTGCGCGCTTAAGGTTAGCAGTGTACCAAGCAACATTATTTGCTTTTTCTCTTTCTAGATTTACTTTTCTCCATGCCGCGCAACGTGCATTGTTGCATGGCTTGCAATCGCCTTTTTTATTGCGCTCGGTTTCAGCTTGGCATTTTGGACAAAATCTTGTCATGGTGACACCCTCTAACGGTTGGATGATGGTGTCAGTAAGCATTGGTTAGAGCAATGCAAGGCTGGCCGGCCCTGTCCTGACGTAATCATTTTACCACGCTAAAAAGGAAGTTCCCACTCCCACAAGTCGCAACCCCCAGGTTCATTTGCAAACTCTGGTGGCGGTGCCTCGCCAAACTCGGCGCAAACCCCGTCGGGCCTGTAATAGTCGCAAGTATGGCAAACCCTTGGCGGCTCGGCCTTCAAGGTGGCTCGGTAGTGTGTAACGATTGCGGGTTCTGGGTGACGGGTATTCATTGGTTCCATGTCCTCTTTAGTACAGTAAAAAACTTGCCTTCTCTTTTAAATTCAATTTGTGCCGGTGGCCTGCCCTCGGTCATTTGCCCTGCCATCTGGTGCAAGTCAGCCATGCCATAGTCCAGCGTCACGCCTGCCTTGTGGGCAATGTCGGCCAGCAGCCGCCTGCTTTTTTCGCCTGCGTAGCCATCGTGAGTCACTGCCAGATATTCAGTCACTGGTGGGTCACTTAGCCCCCCGTAGTACGTCACGCTCAACATCTCCCGGCCACTGGCTCGGCTTATATGCTTTCGCCATGTCCAGCTATTGACTTCCAAGTCAGTACCGTCGTTGCCCATAATGTCGTTATGGTGCAGGCGCAGCGCGGGGCGCTCGGGTTCGGGGAATGCCTCACCACAAGCCGGGCAGACCCTCACGCTCAAGGCGCATATCTCTTGACAGTGATCGCAAATCTTTACCGGCGCTTCGCCCTGCTTGTCGCCCTTCTTTGGTGGCGCTCTCACGGCTGTTATCGGCCCGTGTTGTTCCACGACCCCGGCAAAATCCAGCACCAAGCAGTCCGTCTTACCCTCGGCGATCCGCAGGCCACGCCCTGCCATCTGGACGTACAGGCCGGGTGACATAGTTGGGCGCAGCATGGCTATTAAATCAATTCCTGGTGCGTCAAAGCCTGTGGTCAGTACATTGGCATTGGTTAACGCTCGGATGCGTCCCTGCTTGAAGTCGGTCAGGATGCGGTCACGTTCATTGCTTGGCGTCTCGCCGGTCACGCATTCGGTGGTGATGCCCTCGTTATTCAATGCCTCGGCAATATGCTGGGCATGGGCCACCCCGGCGCAAAACACCAGCCAGGACTTGCGCTCAAACCCCAAACGAACGATCTCAGCGGCCACCTTTCGGTTCTTGTCAGTGGTGTCCACTGCCGCCTGTAGTTCAGCTTCGATGTACTCGCCCCCACGCTTTTTAACGCCGTCCACTTCCAGTTTGGTGCGGGTCAGTTTACTTCGCAGGGTTGATAGAAACCCCTTGTGAATAAGTTCCTCAATGGATACCGGCTCAATCAAGGCGTCAAAGATAGCGGGTTTGTCGGTGATGTAACCGTGGCCCAGGCGGTACGGGCTAGCGGTTAATCCTATCACCCTCACGTTCGGATTTGTCCGATAGATGTCCGATAGAAGTGTCCGATAGCCGCCCTCATCCTTGTGGCTCACCAGATGAGCCTCGTCTATGATAACCAGGTCAACGTGGCCGATTTGGCTGGCTTTTGTCCGGACAGACTGGATGCCTGCAAAGGTTATCGGTTCGCCCAATTCCTTTTGACGCAGCCCGGCGCTATAGATACCCATCGGCGCATTCGGCCAGTGCTGGCGCATCTTGTCGGCGTTCTGCTCAATCAATTCCCGGACATGGGTGAGCATCAAAATGCGCGTCTCCGGCCAACTTTGCAGCGCGTCCTTGCATAGTGCCGCAATGATGTGGCTCTTGCCCGAGCCGGTTGGCAGCACCAGGCAGGGGTTGCCCTTGTTACCTGCTTCAAACCATGCGTAGAGTTGGTCAATGGTGCGGGTTTGGTAGTCACGGAGCATCTTTATGCCTCTTATAAATTACGTTACGTCCATCTTTTTGTATCCTTCTTGTACCTTCTAACATTCCAAGGTAATAAATTCGTTTTATCAAAATTCTTAAAACTTCGATATTCCATCTTTTTAAATTTAAATAATCATCCATCAATTTATCTGCTGTTGGATCACCGTATTCACCAGCCAATAATTGATTAGTCATTTCTGAAAGTTCTTGCCTAGAAATGATTTTGCTTATATTTTTTAAATTCACCCCACTACCCTCCCATCCCATTCCTTCCGCAGCGCCATGACCTGCGGATCAGCAGCCACGCAAGCCGCAGCATTAGCCAAAAGTTCCTTTGACCCATACACCCCCTCACCCGGCTCACCGTTAGCAATGCCCTGCCCGTCAATCTCATACACGGCCACCCAGTCGCTTGGCCCTTCCAAGCGCTTCCACGGCACCAGATCAGGATGGATAACGTGACTCTCGCAGCCTGTAAGCTGGGCGTCAGTCGGGACGATGGCGTCCCACTTGGCGCAGTGCCAGGTGCTGTCAGACAGTGGAGTGATGTGGGCGCACGTTCGGCAGTTGACTTGTTTGGTGGTCTTGCTGCCGTGGCAGAAGTCATGGCCTGCACACATACGGCATTCAAACCATGTCGGGTCAGTGCTTATCGGCGGTGGCAGGCGGTCAGTCAGCGCCAACCGTTGGCCTTTGTCGATTGCCTTCACCGCATGGTCGCGGTCATACTCCAGGCGCTCGGTGTAAATGCGGTCATCGTCCTTGCAGACGGCAACGTACAAGGCGCGTTTCAGTTCGATGCCGTGCATATACACTTGGCACTGGGTGAAATGCTGGGGCTTAGACTTTTGCACTCCATTCTTCTCAAGGTCGTTGAAGCTCTTGAGACTGTGAGTTTTAAACTCCAATACGTGTTCCGTTTTTGGCGCACCGGGTACGCCTTTTCCAATACCGTCTAGGCTCCCGCTAACGTGACTGCCAAAGTCAACCCGACGTTGGGTTCCGGTCACGCTCATGCCGATAGCGCGTAGGTCGCTGATGATAGTGGCCTCTTCGTTGAAGCCACGCCTAAACAGTCGCAGGATGCGGCCTTGGAACTTCTCAACCACCGCCCAACGGAATGACAGCCAAAGCCAGCGCTCACAGTGATGGCCCAGCGTACTACACCCCATGTGAGCGCGGGGCTTCTCGGCTCTTGATTGATGGGCGGCGTCAATTAGGGAAGTTATGGTAATCTCTGGCTCTGGTATTTGCACGGTGTTTTCTCCTGAAGTTGTTGCTTATGTTGACCCCGCCGTTAAAAGCGGGGTCTTTTTTTGGGTGGGGGTACTCGCTGCACTGGTTGGATCCGAACCAACGACTCGCCCTCGAAAGGCAGCTTTTCCAACTAAGCTACAGCATCCGCTTTCCCCCCAAAACTTACTTCTTAGCCCACGGTGGCGCAGACTTAGCAGCAGGCGCACCAGCAGACGGCCCAATAGGCTTGAACGGCGCAACCGCAGCCGGTGTCACCCCGCCTAAGGCGCGGTAGCCTTTGATCTCATTCCCGGCGTACTCACCAGTCTTGACCACCAGCTTGATGCCCAAGTTGCCGCCAATCAGTTGGTCGGTGTCGGTCACTTTGGCAAGGCCAATGGCTCGCATGATCTCGCCCAACTGCTGGCGTCCGATCTCTTCCGCCTTGGTTGAAGCATTTTTTATGTTCAGGTTTCCAAACACCACTCGCCCCTGATGGCTGGGGCCGGTGATGGTGTACTTGCAAGCAATGTACTTGCCGTCACCTGCCTTAGTGGCTTTGATCTCAGCGCCGGTAATGGTGGAGTTGTACCAACCTTCGGGCAGTGGCTCAAAGTTGGAAGTGCCTTGCGGCAGAGTGTCGAGGGTAAATTCTTCGTCGAGAAAGGCCATGATTAATCCTTAGTGATAGTAAAAGTGGGACGCCCAGGGGTGGACGTAATGGCACCAAGCAGCGGCCCGGTCACAGCGTCAGCAGCCGCGCCCCAAGCCTTTGCATTGATTTCTGGTTTCCAGCGAAAGAGGCTGGAAAGATGTTCAGACAGACCAGCTTCAGCGGCCAAGATTTGCAGTTTGTCGGCGTCGATCTTTTTGTTGATGCGGCCCTCGGTCTTGATGACGTAACCGTCGACAGCGTGTTTAACCGTGCCGTCAAGGTCTTTAGGGATGGCAAACGTCTCGACCATCAGGTCTTCCAGTTCCCGGCGCTCGGCCACCGCAATGCCTTCGGCTTTCTTAGCGTCAAGCCAGCGTTGGTAAAGTGTGTTCATTGGGTGTACTCCAGTGCTTGCAGTTTGCCGATACGTTCGTTGATTTGGTAGATTGACTTTGCAAAATCATCGAACGTATCGGCAAACTGCAAG